TAGCGCAAGTTGAAAATTTAGAGAAGGCAATCGCAGAGGGAGCTTTGAGCGTCAATTATGACGGTAAGGAAACAACTTATCGATCTCTCGATGACATGAATCGCATCCTCAACATCATGAAAAGTTCTCTCGGAATTAATAATTCTCCTCGATCTTCGATTACTGGTCAGAAGGTCATCTACCATTCCGACAAAGGACTTTGAGTGAGCAACAAGTTTGATAATTTTATCGCTTATGTGAGTCCTGAGCGAGCGCTTCGCCGAATGCGAACGCGCCCGGTTCTTGAGATTGTTCAAAGCCATCAGCGAAAATATGAAGGAGCCTCAAAAGGAAAGAGGATGCAGGGTTGGAAAACCTCATCTTCATCCGGAAACGCCGAAGTTCGTCCCACGCTTCAAACACTTCGGGATCGATCGCGTGATTTAGTTCGAAACAACGGCTGGGCGAAAAAAGGAATTGGTGTCATTTCATCAAATGTCATTGGTGACGGGATCATTCCACGCGCAATGCCGCCGCTCGGCTCTGAAAAATATGCCGATAAGAAGCGCGCAGAGATCGCAAATCAGCTTTGGATCCAGTGGGGAGAATCCGTTTATTGCGATTTTGACCGCAAAATGGACATCTACGGCTTGCAAGATCTCATCATGCGAACCATTGCGGAGTCTGGCGAGGTGTTGGTTCGTCGTATTTTCGACAAAGAAAACCCAGTCCTGCCACTGCGATTGCAGGTTTTGGAGCCTGATTTCATCGACACCGCGAAAAATGAGAACACTGAAGGCGGCGGTCAGATCATCAACGGTATTGAATACGACAAAAAAGGCACGCGAGTTGCCTTTTGGTTGTTTGATCAACATCCAGGCGACAACTACGTTTTTAAACCGACTGGATTCAAATCAAACCGCGTGAATGCAAATGAAATCATCCATGCATTCCGGGTTGAGCGATCAAATCAGAATCGTGGCGTGCCTTGGCTTGCGCCGGTCATTGTGAAGTTTCGAAACTTCGACGAATACGAAGACGGTCAGTTGATGCGGCAAAAAATCGCGTCAATGTTTGCCGGATATATCACCAAAAAGGACGAGCTCAGCTCAAATCAAACGAGCTCAACGGTTGAGGACACAGTTTATCCCGGAACTCTTCAGGTCTTATCCGACAACGAAACCATCCAGTTTTCGGATCCACCGACTGTTGATGGATACCGGGACGTGCTTGCAGTGACTTTGTTGGGGATCGCAGCAGGTCTTGAGATCACTTTTGAATCGCTCACCGGTGATTTGAGCAACGTGAATTTCTCAAGCGGACGCATGGGCTGGATCGAATTTTTCAGAAATATCAAAAAGTGGCGTCAACAAATCATTAAGCCACAAGTCCTCGACGTCATCTGGGGTTGGTTCATTGAAGATGCAACCATTGCCGTGGCTGATCTGACGGGAATCACAGCCAATTGGACTCCACCGAGACGCGAGATGATCGACCCAGTGAAAGAAACGGAAGCGACCAAGTCGGAAATCCGCGCCGGTCTGAAGTCACTGAGCGAAGCAATTCGGGAGCGTGGATTCGATCCAGATGACGTTCTAAACGAGCGTAAAGATGAGCTTGTGAAGCTCGACACTCTCGGAATCTCAACAGACTCGGACCCAAGACAAGACAAAACCAAAAATGATGGAGGCAAAAATGCCAATGCCGAAAATGCAGGTTCGTAAAGGGCCCACAGAAAAAAGTTACATGAAGGCCATGTTCGTTCCTGGCACCGTGAACGCGAAAGATCGAACGATTGAAGTCACTTTCTCAGCAGGGACAAAGGGCCTTCGTCGAAGTTGGTTTGGCGACTACTTCGAGGAACTCCAAATCGACGAAAAAGCAGTAAATCTCGACCGCGCAAATAATGGCGCTTCTGTATTGAACAACCACCAGTGGTGGGACCTTTCGTTTGTTCTGGGCTGCTCACAAAAAGCCTGGATTCAAGATGGTCAGGGTCGCGCTCTTTTAAGAATCTCCGAGCGTCCTGATGTCGAGCCTTACTGGGGAGATATCAAAAGCGGAATCATTCGGAATTTGTCGGTCGGATATGTCGTGAATACATACGAAGAGATTGCGGCGCCGGAAGGTGAGCCTCCAACATATCGTGCAATCGATTGGGAAGTTCTCGAGATCTCCTACGTCACGATTCCTTTCGACATGCTCGCGCAATCACGAGCAAACGATACCGAACACCCAGAGCCGAAGTATGAGGCTGTGTTCCGGTCAATTGTGAAAAGTGAAAAACCCGCCGCATCTGGCGATGAAAAAAAGAATGCAAATCAACTTTTAAAAGAAGGGGTACGATCAATGGATGAATTGGAATTGGAAAAGCAGAAGCAAGAAGCTGCCGCGCAAGCTGCTGAAAAAGCAAAAATCGAAGAGCGTCAGCGCCAAACTGAAATTCGTTCCGCTGCAAAAGCATGTGGACTCGAAGAGGAGTTTGTAAACCAGCACATTGATTCAGGAACATCTGCTGACCAGTTCCGCAAACTGGCAATTGAAAAGCGCCAGAAGGTCCAAGATGCTGCCCCAGCTCCTGCAGCTGCAAAGACTGTTGTGGCTGCTGATGAAGCTGATAAATATCGTGATGGTGCTTCTCAGTGGTTGATCGAGCGAGCTGGTTCAGAGGTGAAATCCCTCATGGAAAAGCACACTGGCAAGAAAATTGATGGCGGCGAGTTCCGCGGAATGTCCCTGGTTGACATCGCACGCGAATCACTCGAGCGATCGGGAGTTCGCACTCGTGGCATGAGCAAAATGCAATTGGTTGGCGAAGCTTTCACCCACCGAAGTGGCTTCAACACAACGAGCGATTTCCCAGTGATCCTGGAAAACACTCTTCATAAGGTGTTGCTTGGCGCATATATGACAACTCCAGACACATGGAGCCGCTTCTGTAAACGTGGATCCGTGTCAGATTTCCGCGCTAATCCACGATATCGCCTTGGCTCTTTCGGATCATTGGATCCTTTGAATGAGCATGGCGAATTTAAAAACAAGAGCATCCCTGATGCTGAGAAGAGCTCCATCACAGCTGCTACAAAGGGAAATATCATCGGTCTTTCTCGCCAAGCGATCATCAATGATGACATGGGCGCCTTCAACGACCTTGCAACCCGATACGGTCGCGCTGCAAAGCTTTCTGTTGAAGTTGATGTCTTTGCTCAGATCAATCAGAACAGCGGAATGGGTCCAACCATGGCTGACGGTCAGCCACTATTCCATACTAGCCGCAAAAACGTGAACACAACTGGCTCTGCTCTGTCAGCAGCTGGTATCGACGCAGACCGAGTTTTATTGGGCTCACAAACTGATCCTTCAGGCAACGAGCTTCTAGATCTGCACCCTGCGATCTTGTTGGTTCCACTCGGCCTCGGCGGTCAGGCGAAAGTCATCAATGCTTCCCAGTATGATCCAGATAACATGACTTCTGGAAGCAAGGCTGTAAATAAGCCAAACGTGGTTGCTGGTCTGTTCCGCGATGTGGTTGACACTGCTCGCTTGACTGGTACTCGTCGTTATCTCTTCGCAGAGCCTTCAATCGCTCCAGTGTTCGAAGTTGCATTCCTTGATGGTCAAGAAAGTCCATTCATGGAATCAAAAGAAGGCTGGAAGATGGATGGTGTCGAGTGGAAAATTCGTCTCGACTACGGCGTGGCACCAATCGACCCACGTGGCGGCGTAACAAACGCAGGCGTTTAATCCAGAGTTTCGGAGCCTCCGATCGGGGGCTCCTTTGTCCTTTCAGTTCGTAGGCAAATTCAAAATCAAACTTTTCAAAAGGGGATACCATGAAAAACTTTATTCAAGATGGATGCGTGCTTGATCTGCCGGCTCCATACGCTCGCAACGCTGGCGAGATGGCATTGATCGGATCAATTTTGGGTGTAGCAGCTTGCACACTTTCAAATGGTCAGGTTGGCGCTTTCCACACCAAAGGTGTTTTCGAGATCAACAAGCTTTCAACTGATGTTGTAACAGTTGGCGCAAAGCTCTACTGGGATGACACGAACAAACGCCTCACACTGACAAGCACATCAAACACCCTCGCAGGTGTTGCGACTGCTGCTGCAGGTAACGGTGTTGCGACTGTTTATTGCCGTCTTAACGGTAGCTTCTAATTTTGGAGGCGAGCTCAAGAAATTGGGCTCGCTGATTTGATGGCGTGGAAAGATCGAGTCAACAATTTGCTGGGTTCTGCAGTTCGGACTTTCGGGGAAGATGTGACTTTTCTTCCAAAGACGGGTTCTCCATATACCGTGCAGGGGATCTTCGATCGAAAACATATTGAAGTGTCCATCGGTCAAAATATTCCAATCTTAAGTTTTCATCCCACTTTGGGGATTAACCTCAATGATTTTGTGATAGCGCCAAAACAAGGGGATCAGTTCCAAATTGGCGCTGTTTTGTATGACGTGATCCAGTCCCAAGAAGATGGTCAAGGCGGCTCTCTTCTGATTCTGCACGAGGCAACATGATTCACCAAAGAAAAGTAATTCGAGACGCTGTTAAGGACTTGCTCCTTGGAAACACTCCAGCCGCTGACAAGGTCTTCACCAACCGTCTTTTGCCTTTCGAAGATGCCTCCCTTCCGGCAATTTTTATCTATGCTCTCGGCGAAGAGGTCGAGAGATCCAACGTCTATGACGGCGAACTTAAAAGAATTCTGAATCTCTCGATAGAAGCAAGGATCAAGGCAACGGCTAGTCTCGATGATGAGATGGATGCGATTGCTTTGACAGTGGAGCAACTCATGGGGGCAGAAGATGCCCTGGTGGACATAGCTTTGACCGTGAATTTGGCATCCACTGAAATGGAAATTGGAGCTGACGGGATTAAACCCATTGGCGCAATTCGTTTGAATTATGAAATTAAATATTTGTTTTAATTGCGAAAGGAAATGCAATGGCTCTTTCAAATAAAGCTTCGATTCTCGCAATCAAAAAGGAAGTCTCTGAAGGGGTTCCGGTTAAGCCGAGCTCAGCAAGCGACTTTGTAGCTTTGCAAGATGGTTTCTCGATGGAGCCAAACTTTCAAACTCTCGAAAACCGTGAGTTGAAGGCCTCTATCGCAAAAGCAAAGCCAACTTTAGGGCGAGAGCAGCCAAAAGCTCCTTTCCAACACTACCTTCGCCATTCAGGAGTTGAAGGTCAGGCGCCAAATTATCGCTTGTTGCTCGAAGCTTTGTTCGGTGAAGAAGTTGTAAAAGGCACTCAATACAACACCGCCGCATCTTCAACAGCTCAGTTGATCAAGGTTGGAAGCGGAAACGGTGCCAATTTCCAACGTGGCCAAGCGGTTCTCGTGAAGGACGGCGTCAACGGGTACTCCATCCGACCAATACATTCGATCGCAACTGACGATTTGACTCCAGCTTTCCCGCTTCCTGGTGCTCCAGGAACAGGAGTGGGCCTGGGAAAAGCAGTTATTTACACTCCAAAAAACTCAGGTCATCCGACTTTGTCTCTTTGGGAGTACAAAGCCAATGGCGGTGCGATCCAGATGATGTCTGGCGTTCGAGTCACTGAGGGATCTTGGGAATTCCAAGCCGGTGAGCAGATCAATGGAACTTTCAACTTTGATGGTGTGCAGTTCTATTACAATCCATTCATCATTGCTTCCACAAACTGCAAGGTTGATTTCTTAGATAATGCGACAACTAGAGCCGCATCGGTCCCTCTCGCAGTTTACAAAGATCCACATGACTTGGCGGCAGCGATCCAGGATGCAATGAATGGTTTGGGCTCCACCAACACATTCACTGTCAAGTATTCCGACACGACTGGAAAATATTCGTTCACTTCAAACGGAACGACTTTCAGCTTGCTTTGGAATTCCGGCGCAAACTCTGCAAACTCCATCGGGTCAACGATCGGCGCCACAAGTGTCGATCAGACCTCGGCTTTGACTTACACATTGGTGAATCCAATCGACTTGACCGCAGGAATCACGCCTTCATACGACACAGCTGATCCACTGGTAGCGAAGTCGAATGAGGTTTTGTTGGGCGATGGCGATGCGATCAACCTCATTAAAGCTTCCCGAGTTTCTGTCTCCATCAACAATTCTCGAAAAGAGATTGAAGATGTGACGGCAAATTCTGGGGTCTCTGGTTCAGTCATCACGGTTCGTGAATCAAAGTTCTCATTCATCACCATCCTGGATAAGTATGATGTGGATAAGTTCAAGCGCTTCCGCGAAGGACAAACCACTCGCTTCTTGTATAACTTCGGCGTCAAAGCCGGCGGAAACTGGAAGCCTGGACGTTGCGGCAGCTTCTATGTACCGAATGCCACAATCACAAGTTTTAAATTGAATGACGATGAAGGTCTGATCACTCTGGAATGCGAATTGGCTGCGTTCCCGGATGACAGCGGAAATCCAGAAATTTATCTCTCGTTCGTGTAAAAGGAATTTTATGAAGACAGTTGAATTTATCCCGTCTGCCTGCAAAGTGCAGACGGTTGAGCAGATCAATCCGGAAACTGGCGCGACTGAAGTCGTCGAGATCCAGCCGAAGTTTGAAGGAAAGATCATCTTGATTGTTCCCACAAATGAGCAGCGCATGAGCTTTCTGGAGCATATGGGTGTTGAAATCGGCGCTGACGGTAAGGTTGAGCAAAAGCTTTCCAACATTGCGATTTTAAGAAAGATGATCCACATCTCAAAGGATCATTACAAAGAAGTTGCGCTGAAGAATCTGGTCACTGGCGAAGAGCTTAAGAGTTTTGATGATCTTAATTATGACGATGCTGCGTCTGAGATCATGAGCGAAGTTGCGACGGTAGTCGTTCAAGGATTTAAAATCCCAAAAAACTCGAAAGCCTGATTCGCGTACAGGTCCAGTGCGCTTATCAGGGACTAGATCAACAAAATGAGACGGCGCCTTTTTTGGCGCATTACAACTACAGAAAACGTCTTGCCGCTCTCGGGTACACAAGTCCAATGAGCGAACTTGATACAGTGACGGCACAGATTTTCATGATCATTGATTCAGAAATTCAAAAGCAAGACGAAAAGGCGATGAA